ACTTCAGCCATTTTGTTTTCTCCTTATGTTGGGGCCAGCCGTAGCTGGGTAGCCTTATAGTTATATGGAATTATGGGGTTGGTTCTTTTTTATCTGCTGTTTCAGCTTTTTTAGCAGCAGTAAATCTCTTACTTGCTTCTGATTGAGCCTTTATAGCTTTATGTCTTGCTAGGTGGTTATTACCTGCAGCCTTGACTGCATTTGTTGCTTTTATAAAATCACTTTGTGCATCACTTGCTCTTTCAGATGCAGAACGAGTATCTACAGGCGGTCTTTCTTTAGGTTTAACTGTTGAACTACTTTGTGCAGCATCTTGAAGTTGAGCCATGTCTACACCTCTACGTGCACCCATGAATGAATCTCTTAGTTTTGGACTATCTTCTGCTATACCAATACCCTTAAACAATCCAGGTTCATCAAATCCAAGTAAGTCACCTAACCATGTATCTCCAAAGTTTCTTTTTCCATCTCCGCTTACATCAGTTAGTCCTTCATAGATACTACCTTCACCACCGAAGATGCTTCCCTTACGTTTGCTTTGATCTGTCAGTTCATCATTGTACTTAGCTACAGCCTTAGTATTTATAAGTGCTGTTAAAGGTATTCCTAATTGACCTGCTAGTGCAGTAGATAGATCAGCTAGTAAGCCTAGCCCTTTAGTTGTTTTTTCTAAGTCTTTATCTTCCATTGACTCAGTGATTGAGGATATATCTGTAGATCCCACAACGCCAGGATCACTATCTTCAACTTTGTCCTCTTTACCTACAGTACTTTCTGTTGTGGTTTGTATAAGTTTAGTAGTCCACCCATCACTTAGCATTTGATCATACATCTCTTGGGTAGTAGCATACTTAGGATTTTCACCTTCTTTGTACATCAAGACAGGAGTAAATGCATTAGGAGTAGCGAAAGAAAACCCTGCCATATACTTGCTAAAATCAAAGTCAGCTTGTGTAGGATCATTCTCTCTAACTACACCACCATCATCGTAACCTGCGTTACCCATAGCAATAGGTGCACCTTGTCTGTACATCATCTGCTGTTGTTGGTAAGGATCTGACATTGTAGACTGTGAGGGTTGTTCCGTAATGAAACCACCAACTGCTGCACCAATAGCGTCTAGCTCTGCTTTCTCTTCATCAGAAAGTCTTTCCTCTGGTATAGGTTGACCGCCAATACGCCCCTCTCTATCCATACGAGCTAGTTCCATCTTGGCGTTTTCTCGTAGATCTTCAAAAAACTTAACACCATAAAAACGAAGAACATCGGCTGGTACTACATACTCACCTTCAGATAAACGTGCAGGAATGTCATCACGTACTTCTTCAGGCAGTGAGCCTGGAGGTACTTCATTGCCTGATACAGGGTCTACCTCTTCAGCCTCTGTCATAAAAGCTAATACCATTTGGTTGTCTTCATTTAGTGCCATTAAATTTTTCCCTCAAATATTTTAGCCTACGTAACGCACGAATACCACCCTGAGTTTGATGGATTTCTACTACACTCTCTGATTGCTCTAGACGTTTATGCAGGTCTGCAATCTCTAAGTCAAGTTCTTCACAGAATGAATCCCACTGTGCTTTGTTGTTTACAAAAGACTTAAGCGACATTACCGCTAAAACCTTGTTCATCTGGGGCTGGTGCTACGCCTGTACCTATGTTACCACCGCCTGCTCCTGTAGGATCTTGCACGTCTGCTCCTGCAGGTGTTTCTTCTTGAGGTTGGGCCTGTGGTTGCTCAGGCATAGGTTGTTGGAAACCTTTCATGATTTCAGCTTGTATTGCAGCATCAGCCATAGAGTTTGTAACTTTGTCGGGGTCTAGATCCATGCTCTTAGCAATCTCTCGTACAATATAATCCATCTTTGCAAAAGGTGCTAACATTGGATTCGATGTTACTTGTAAGAACTGCATCAAGCGTTGACTGCGTACTTCGTTAGCCATGAGGCTTTCAGTACCGTTAGCTTTAACCTCTAGATCTCCACGAATACTTTCATCAAAGTCAAACTGCATATTGAACGCAAAGAATGCTCTACCTATAGGTGCTATTAGATAATCGTCTACATTCTTTACAACAGTCCTAATGCTACCGTTGGCAGCAGACATAAGCATAGAAATACCAGAAGCAGTACGGCCAACTCCACTAATGCCTGTCTGACCATGAGCGAAAGATGGGAAACCAGTTGATTCATCTGCTAATACTCTTGCTTTGTCGAATAGCTGCATGTTTTCACCTGCAACGTTTGGAAACTTAGTGCCAAAGATGGCTTGACCAGGAGCACCTCCCTGTCTGCGAAAGACCTTGCCGGGATACACACTCATGTCTTGACCCGGTACTAAGTTAGTTTCGTCTATCTCAATAAGCAAGTTACCAGAAAGAACTGCGTTGTCAACGGCCATACGCATGAAACCATTCATCAGAGTTTGTGTATCGTCCATGTTTTCTGCGATACCTACACCAAAGAATGAGTAGGGGTTATGCTCGTATGGAACTGCGTAGTAAGGAATACGTGCAGGCTTAAATGGATTTAACAAACAGCGAATCACTTTGCCATTAACTATCCATATGTTTGCACTTAGCTCGTCTAAACCTTTTAGATCAGCAGGAATGTTGATACCATTTTCTTCTAGGATGTCTGTATCTACATAACCCCAGAACTCTAGGACTTGCCAACGCTCTGTGTCTGAAGGAGCAGTATCGTCATCCTCCATCTTCATTTCCCAATGCTTACGCACGTAGTCTGGTCCTGCGTCTATCGCACTTTCAATAGCGTCATCAATAAAGTATGGTCTGCCTTTTAAAGCACGTAACTGATTGCGTGACATCTTATGTCTTTCAATTACGTACTCTGCATCATCCATAGAGGAAGCAACAGGGTCAGGATAAAAGTTCCACACTGATACATGATTGGTGGATGGCACAGTTTTTACTAACGGATCGTAGTCTCCTTCGTCATCCCAGTTAGGATACTCTTTGTCTACGGCAAACGGTCCTTTCATTACACCTGTACCTAGCAACGCCATCTCAAAGGCCATACTACGTAAGTGCTTAGAAGCTCCGCTTTCTTGTAGCTGATCGTGTATTTTCTTTTCCATCTTTTTAGCTGCTATCATAGCAGGATGGAAAGTTACGCTTGTAGGTGTGCTACCGTCACCTTCTATTATTTTTTCTGAAACAGGTGCTACTTTATCCTCTACTGGTCCTAGCCTACGTCTAAGATCAGCCATAGTTTCACCAGGCTTTAACTCTGTGTCTGGACCTATGAGGTACGGTTTTGTCGTTTCTTTTGTGAACGAGTCACGAAGTACATCCGTAGCTTTTTCAGCATTCGGATCAATATTAATGTGGACAGCATCTGCTACTCCATCTGGTAATACTGATGGGTCAATAGAGAGAGGAAACTTATTGTTGCCAAACAACACGTCTACAATTTGTCCGTAGGCAGCAAGTGTTTTAGTCTTAGTTACCTTAACAAAAACTTTTGATTTTTCACTAGAAGTAAACTGAACGTCAGGTCCATATATACCACGATAGTTTCTGTAAGCTCTAAGCCAACGTTCTTCGTCAGCATTACGAGCATCCTCTGCACGTTTGTATCGGTCATTAACAAATGTAACAACGTTACTTACACTAGAAAAAAGAGTATCCTCTTGATTCTCTGCAGCAACTACTTCATCTGTCTCAAATGATAGATCGTCTATTTCTGCCATTAGCGGTCATCCTTATTAAAACAATCAAACTGCAAACCGTAGTATTCATTATCTTCGTACTTTTTCCAGTTAGAACTTTGAACAATTTGTTGACACTGTTCTTTGGTAAACAGTTCCTGCATAACATACTGGTTACCAGTGTAAACCCATTCTGTGCCTGTGTTACCCCACATACTTATTACAACAACAAACGTTTTCATATCTAGTATCCAAATGTCGAGTCTGACATCTGAAAGCCAGAGTTTTGTTTTGCTGGGTTAAAATCCCAGATTGAACTACGAGGTCTGGTCATTATACCGTACCGTAGTGCGTCATACAAGTGATCTTCAGAATTTGTATCAACGTCTTCAGGGTTCTTTTTGTCTAGCGGAATCGCAGGGATTTGCGCTATGGTATTCGTGCAGGTGGAAAAGAACACAAGCCTTGGCTCTTCGGTGAACTCGTCCACCTGCAACCTACGGTGTATCTCGTTCTTACCTGCAACCCTTGAGCCACGAGAGCGATCTGATGGACGCCAACGGCAACCCTTCATGTTCATTTGCTCTGCAAGTGATGGGCCAGTGTCACCCCTTTTATGCCAGAGGGATGAATCTAGTACACCGTATCTTATAGTGCCGTCATCAGCCTCTGCTTCTAGTACCATATCTGCTAGATCAGTAGCTGTAATTTTAGAACAGTAAAGCTCTCTGTATACAATTAATTGTTCGCTGGGAGTTACAGCAAACCAAAGTACACCTGTGTATGATCCGTAGCCGTAGTCACAGGCTCTAAACTTAGCCCAACCACTAGGTATTTCAGAAGGTTCTACAACGTGTATACTTCTATTGAACTCAGGAAACGCTGCTCCTTCGTTAACATCCCAGTTACCCTCAAGCAGTTGCTTTCTTTGATGCTCAGGCAATGACAACAGCATTGCTTCATAATCACCACTGTCTGCCAAGTACGGATTATCAAACAGACTTGCAGGTATGAACCTACGCCTAAACAAGGGCTGTCCTTCTCGACTATGCCCTTTAGGAAACTTTATCGTGTCTCCTGTTTCAATGTTTGTTGCCCAGAAAGAATCATTTGGAGGAGCAGGGTCAATGAACATTTTCTTGACCCACTGATGTCCGTTCCCACCCGGGTTTGTTGTAGCTCTCATGTACAAACCTAGCTGAGAGCTATATGCAGAACGAAGTCGTGACCTCATGTAATCCCAAGCGTAGGGTGTAGGCCACTGAGTCAACTCGTCAAAGCCAATCCAGTTAAAGGCTTGACCTTGGTATCGTGTTACGTCCATGTCTTTGTCTAAGTAAGACATCCACAGTCTGCCACCTCTAGGTGCAATCCACTGTGACTTACGTTCGCTCCACTTAATACCAGGAACTGCTTTAGGGTAAAGCTCTTGACTTTTTTGTATAAGCTCCCTAAGTTCTTCTGTAGTATGACGAACTAATAGACCACTAAAGTTTGGATCGTTTAGTCCGTGTAGTGGGTCAGCCAGCATTGCGAAACTCTTGCCACCGCCAGCCGCCCCACCGTACAAAACTTCCCTTTCAGATGCGGATAGGAAGTCTGTCTGTGGACCTGGGTTTGGTTGGAACACAATGTCTTGTGCAACTTCAACGTCAAACTCAGGCGCTTTGACTTGTGCTGCTACAACTTGTTGATCAGGCTGTTGTTCCGTTGTGCTTGATTGTGTAGGCTCCGATACATTCTTCTTCGAGCTTTTGGATCTCTTGTAACGTCTCTTCGAGCCTTTTGGCAAGCTTGCGTTTAATTGTAGCTGCTTTCTTACGTTTTCGCTCAATGTCTACTCTCTTCTTTAGCCCTGCATCAGATATGTATCTACCTGTTTGTTTAGTTAACCACAGTGCTACTTCTTTGTATGAGTACTGCATTAGATGTTTCTTTGCAAGTTCCAATGCTTCTAGCTCTGTGGTATTGGGCTGAAGTATTTTATCATTGTCAGGGTGCACAGAATAACCGAAGGGTATTGTTCTAGTTACTCTAGCTATTACATGCCATTCTTTTTCTGCACCCTTGTGTGGCTTTGGTAGTTCCCAGTATCCTAGTGATTCACGATATTTAGCTATTCGTTCTTTCCTTCTTTTGACGGTAGTATAAATACGCCACCACTAGAGGACGTTAGATCTACTCTGTCAACTTTACCAAGACCTGCCCTATCAAGCAAATCTTTTGCTGCAGACATCTTATCTCGTATGCCTAACTCTGTCGGATCATGCAAAGCACCTACCATAGCCATTGCAGCTTTTGGTGCGGTACGTGCAAAATAACTTCTTGTTCGATCTCCTATTTCATCTTTTAAGGATTCGACAATAGCTGTGGTACTAGAGTGTTCACCGTACCCTGCTAGTTTCTTTGCTTTTACAACATCTCCTCCTGCATCGTCAAATAAGACATCAAGAAATTTCTGTTGTTTCTCTGTTAGGTTTCTAGTCATTTATGCCACCATGTAAATTACAAATCCGAATATACCAAACCCTGCAGTTAAAAGCAAACCTGTTACACCCCAAGTTACAATAGCTTCTTGCATTTCGGCTTTACGGTATTCTTGTTCTTTCTTTTGTTTACGTATACGCCCTTCAGTAGCCACTAGTTCATCCCATGCGGATGGCCCCATACTAAAACTGATCCAATCTTTTAGCTCTTTTCTCATGGCTTCGGCTTTTCGTTTAGCCGTAAATATAGCTAGAGCTTCTGCTTCAACAGACTGTCCGTTTAAAGCTTTCCACCAAGGAGGGTTTTTATTTTTCTGTTCAGCGTAGGACAGATCACTCATAGCACCTGCCCATTGGGTCAACTGTCCTGACATATCCTGTAGGTCTTTACCTACCTGAAAGCCTTTCTTCAACGCATTGAAAGCTACGGTAGCACCACCGATAATTGTTACTGGGTCCACGAGCCTCCTCCAAAAGTACTCCTACCATCATTAAAATCATTATTTGTTTGTTAATTTTTCTGCACCCCTATGTATGCTCTTTGTTTTGAGCCTACATAGTTGTACATAAATGAAGTTAAGTTAGTAGTAGAATTATGGAATAGCCGCTATGCTTTTCCTTTAACTTTCTTAACTAACTTGGTTGTCCAAGCTTCATTCTCTGGAGTATTCGGATCGTCTTTTATATAGTGGCCTTTTTCGTTACGAGCACGTACCACTACTTCTTCCATGTCTTCATCCACTACAGATGCAGCTTTTTTTGTTTTGGCTTTCTTCTTGGCTACAGGTTTAGCTTCTGCCTGTCTGCACAACTCTGTTACGTTAGGGTCTTTGCATTGCACATTACCGTACGCATCTTCTGCTGCTGCTTGGTTTCCCATAGCGTCACGGACACACCCACTTTCTTCTACGATGTATCCGTTAGCTTCTAGTACATCCCTGTACTGTTCATAAAATTTTGCCATTACTTACTGCCACGACTACTTTGTATTAAATGAGGAAAGCCTCTACCACCTCTGGCTCCACCTTTAGCTTTGCCTTTAGTTGCAACTCCACCTACGGACATGCCTTTTTTCTTCGATGTCATACCGCCACCGTACATGAAGCCCATTTGGTTACGAACCTTTTTAGGTAAGGATGCTGCGCCTTTGTTTGGTGGCTTCTTCAATCCACCTACGGACATGCCCTTCTTTTTCATGCCTCCAACAGCCATACCTTTTTTCTTCATACCACCGACAGCCATGCCTTTCTTTTTCATCTTAGCACCACCGACAGCCATACCCTTCTTCTTAATTTTAGCACCGCCTACGGCCATGCCTTTCTTCTTTTTCTTCATGCCACCTACGGCCATTCCCTTTTTCTTTTTCATTGTTCTTCCTCACTATATAAATTGTTAAACACTCGTTGCGTATCCCATACATAGTCTACGTTTTCTTTTGAGTTATAGATGTGTTGGTTTGGTCTAAAATCTGGAGCACCTTGTCCTGTTTCAAACCAAGCTGGGTGAGTTACTCTCACTCTATTATTGGGTAACGCAACCATGTTACCTGTGTATTCTCCTGCATCTAACAACTCTAATACGTGAGACTGTTTATGCTGGGCAGGATCATCTGCTACTTCGTTACTAGTGTAGTCTACCGTGAAATAATATTTAGCTGGGTAGAACTCACCATCAACTTTAGCTATCCAAGGAGCAGGACTTGCTCTCTCTAATTTATATACCGAATGCGTATGAGACATACAATCCCAAGGCTGGGCTAGATAAGGAGGTAATTCTTCAGGCCATTCTTCGTAAGGTGTGTCAGCTACAAGTGCTGTAAGAGGCATCCTTGCCCACATTGCACCGCCATGTATATTCTCTGAATCATCTATGTCTGACTCGAATCCAGTGAACATAACTTGAAAGCTTAATGTTCTATTTGGCATAGTGGTCACACCTATGACCATACAATGTAAAAACTCTCCGTGGTATTCTTCTAAGTTCTTCGTGTATTCTCTACGTACCCATGCTTTGAAGTACGGTATACTACTTGTTAGAAATGGCATCTTTCTTGTGTTTCCTTCGCAACTCAGCTTTAGCAGTTTTAAATAAATTAGCTATCGCTGTTTTACCCATGACTTTAGCACGTTGTTCTGCTACGGTCAATATTTGGATCTTTCTTGCGTAAGGTTTGTTTATTCTTTTTACTTTAGCTATCGTAGCTTTTGCATCAGCTACAGTGGCGAACTTTATAGATACCGTGTCTTTAGGATTCTCGTCTGTGTATAATCTACGTCCAGACCCTTTAGGTTTTTTACCTGTTCCTACTTTTGGGTCTTTTTGTTTTGCCATTACCGACTATACCTTTTAATATTTTTGCCTGACCTGCATGGGTACTAGAGGCTTTATTTAAACCCTTTATTACTTTCTTTACTTTGTTTTTATTTTGTTTTGATAAAGTCATTTCTTACCCTTTGGCTTCACACCTTTTTTCTTCATGCTAATGGCAATGGCTGCTTGTTGTCTAGGGCTTTTAGCAACACCACCTTTGTTGGCTCTAAATCTCCTAGTTTTCTTTGCGACTTCTTTAGGTTGAGATACATGCTGCTTACCTGCCGCCTTGCCTTTTCGTTTAGCTCTGGTTGTAGCGGCATACTCACTGCTGCTAAGAGACTTAATAGCCTTAGAAGGGAGGTAACGTTCACCAGTAGCATTAGGGCCTTGCGTAGAGGGTTTACCACTTTTGGTCCTCCACTTCTGGTCACCCCACTTCTTTAATGACTTCTGAGGCGCTCTCATTTCTTAACAGCAATCACAATCTGGGTGACACTTACGATTGATAATCGCACACCACAATCTTTTTAGGTATCTAAACATAAAACAAACCCTCTATTTACTTTCTCTTGCTTTTTTTAAACCAGTGTTTAACTCTGAAGTAGACTTAGTTAGACCACCATTAGCATATGTATATTTTGCTTGAACTGGATTTGCCATACCTTGATTTAATCTACCTAATGATCTTCTATTAGCTTGGTTAAATCTACTAATTGGATTTGCCATTGATGGAGGTGTTCTTCTCGTTGAAGGTGTTCCTATAGATGGTGCATTAATACGAGAAGCTACTTGTGGTTTTCTTAATGTAGGTCTACCTCTTCGCATTGGTCTACCCGTTGGTCTACCCATTCTATTAAAACGTGACATACCTCTAGGCATGCGTCTTACGCTACCCCCAGGATGATATCCTGTATTTTGTTTCATGTTTTGTATCCTCCCCCTTTGGCTTTATATTGCTTGGCAAGCATCTGCGCTTTACGTGCTGACCATTGTCCAGGCGCTCCACCCTTACCACCTGCTTTGATGCTGTTAAATAAGTTCTTACGCATTGTCGGTTTAGTGTAGTTACCTGCAGCATTAACTTTACTCTTAGCTTTTTTTACCATGCTTTACAACTCCAATATCTTGCAGTAAACTTGTCAGTTGCCGTATCACAATTATGTCTAGCTCTAAAGCTCTTACGTCTTTCAGGATTATCTTTCTTAATACTCATATTAGGATCACCGAAACGAACTACCTTTACTTCGTCACCCTTCTTGGCTAACACGGCTGACTTCTTTGCAGCGCCAGGTGTTTTCTTTGGTTTGTTGTATCCCGGGTATGTTTCACCCCGATACTTTAACTTGCCACTGGGGAGTCGCTCTACATCCTTAGTCGTAGCCATACTGTTTCCTTGGGTCTTTCATTTCCATGTGATCACGATTCATAAACTTCATAGTATTTTCTAACAGGGCCAGTCTTTGTTGTAAAGCAGTAATCTTGCCTATCGTAAGAGTCAAACTTTCTGTTTCTTCCCACAATTCTTCTATCTCAGCAAACGCACCATCAATGTAATCCATGTTTTCTTTTACGTCACGCTTGAGATTAACACTATCCTCTACAGCCATTTTACTGGCAAACTGTGATACTGCTTCTTCTAGACTCGCTATAGTAGCAGCTTGTTGTGATACCCACCACACACCGCCTGCTAGTTGTACACCCATCGCAACTACAAGTGCTATAGGTAATTTCATATTGCTATCCATACTCTCTTTCCCTGTCTGGATCTAGTACCTCATATCTAGTTAACATACCTTCAAGATACATAGCACGTTCTACATGGTCCAGTGTATACCACTCACCAGTACGATTATATATTGCTTCTCTAACGTAAAACACATCCGACTTTGGAATGTGAACTTTACGTATGGCACTAGCGTCATTATTAGCTAATGCATCATAGAAGTCATGTAATACATTTTCGGATGCGTATAGTTTTACGCCTTTGGTTTGCATTGTCAAGAAAAACTTTACATAAACTACAACAAATACGTGTGTAGACTACCAGTCCTAAGTACAAACTACATAGAGGGAGGAGGAGACACTGTGGTTTAAACTTACACAGACAGTCTACACACGTAGCTACAAAAAGTTGTATAGTTATTATATTGTTTGTAACTAACGTAAGTGTAACATTAATGCTTGAAAAGTGTCAACAACTTTTCTTATCGTTACTAGTATAGGGGATAGCTACCCCTATGTTAAACATTTAATGTTTATATGATATATATTTAATTATCTTTGTTATGTAATAACATTAATGTTTAACATGCCCCCTAGTCCCCCATAGTTATAGCCACTGTCAAGAGCCTGTCAACAGTTTACGTTGCGTAACTCAGTGAAAAAACCTCGTGTGTGTATTTGTACATATACGTATAACGTATACCCCCACCGTGGCCCACGCCTGTACCCTATAAATAAAATGTCATATGCCTTGTTTTTATGGGTTTTTTAATGTGGTTTTTACTTTTAGAACTATTCTAAATTAGTTTTAGCTATTAATTTAACATATAAACTATTGTTTTTGCTATGTTTTGCTACTGATATAGCTTCAATAGTTGTAATGTGATCACAAAAAAGCATACCCCTATAGCTGTGATCACAAATACACCCCATACGATGCACATACACACACACCTTTTGTGATCACAAATATTGATATACATACTATTTTCACACAATCTGCAAATTCTTTTTATTTAATATCAATAGCTTAACTACAATCTGCACACAATCTGCAAAAAAACTATTGCAATCCAATTAATGTTCGGGTTATCGTAGTTTCATCGGAAGCGTAAAACTTCTAGTCAAAGTAAGTTTAAAAACTCTTGATCTTGATTAGATGCAGACACCTTCAGACAGATACGGTGAGAGGCCCTATCAAATGACTAACAGACTACAAGACTAAACGACTACAAACAAACTAACTAGAAAGAAACACAAACAACGAATAACGATTATAGAATAACTTAAGACAGCTAGTATGCCTGATAGTATACTCGTGATGAACGTATCTTGCCGATTTTGCTTAATTGCATGGGCTAACCTGCAAGGCCAGGACTGGTATATTTATGCCTGGCTATAGGGTGCTCTTAAAGGGTGGTTACTATGCACAGTACACAGATGTGCACACGTTAGAGCTAACAGATTGTGACTATTCGGTTACACCCTGAGCTAAGATAGGCCAACCTATTCTTGCGCTCTTGACGCATGGGTTCAGGGTGTGACTATACTAATCAAGTTACTTTTTGTGGGTGTATCTGAAAACCTCCCAAGTAGATGCACCCTCATGAAGTAACACAAGGAGGACAGACAATGAATGTAATTACATATTATATTTACAAAGGTTATGATCAAACAAAAGCGTTAGCCATTACCGCACCTAATGTTGATAAAGAGCGATACGTTTCAGAAGTTAAACAGTTAAATCAAAAACATGGACATATAACAATTCGTAATTGTCTTGGTGGTTTGATTAGTGAAATAACAGAAGACGGAAACATAAATAGTTTTGTTAAATAGGAGGTTTACCAAATGAGTAATTACAAACTATTAGGAGTAGGCACTAATGCCAAAACTATCAAGGGTGATGGTAGCGAATACCTAACAGCTATCCTATATATGACACCTTGGAAAGTTATGGTTGATGGTAAGCAATTCAACTCTTGCCCTATGGCTGGACAAGCTAGCTGTGTTGACGCTTGTTTATACAGTGCTGGCCGTGGAGCGTTCAACAATGTGCAAGCTGCACGAATGCGTAAAACTGAATTATTCTACAGAGATAGAGATAAGTTTATGTACGATTTGTATAAAGACATATGGAAGTTTAGTAAATATTGCAGAATGCGTGGTATACAACCATGTGTTAGATTGAACGGCACGACAGACATACGTTGGGAGACAATCAAGCTAGGTCAATTCATAGATTTTGCAGATTACATGGGTAATATATTTGAGGAGTTTCCCGAAGTACAATTCTATGACTACACCAAGATTTCTAACAGAAAGACTAAGGACATACCAAACTATCACTTAACGTGGTCTTACTCAGGTGCGAATATCCAGTATGCTGCCAAGCTACAAGACGCACTCGACAATGGTATGAATGCGGCTGTGGTATTCCGTAGGGAGTACAAGCTACCACAGTGGCGTGGCATAAATGTGACAGACGGAGACAAAGATGACTTACGCTTTCTTGACCCTAGCAATTCCATTGTGGCATTGTACGCAAAGGGTAAAGCCAAGAAAGACACAACAGGATTTGTAGTAGACATATAAGGAGGATTACAAATGACTAACTTTACTAAACAGCAACTAAAAAATCTACGTGCTGAAATGCAGAGTATACTATTAGCGCATCCATTTGATGAGGCAATTGATATACCGATTGCTAAGATCAATGTGGGTAGCTGTACCTACAATGGTGGCGAGGCTACATACAAAGTAAATGTATTACTTGATGGAGCAGAGACTAAAGAACAGAAAGACTTGACACAGATGGCTAAACTAATGGGTTTGGATACGTCTAAGATACACGACTATCAAGGTATGTCTTTCAGTTTGGTAGGCTACAAGAGTAAAGCACGTAAGATGCCTTGGATTGTGCAAGACCTAAAGACAGGCATAGAGTACAAGCTAACTGATCAGCAAGCTAGAGAAGGGTTCATGAAAACAGAGGAGATAGTATAATGATACAACTAACGCTAGCCACTAACAACAAAGCACACCCTGAATACAGCGATGGTCAAATTGCAGAAACTTTAGGGGTACTGCCAATGTGGGTTGCTGAATATGTAGGCAACGATAATGATGCAGACATAGTGCAGTTCATGACTGACAAATATGGCTTTGGCAGATTGTATGAGTTTAAAGGCACGATAAACGAGGAAGGTGACTACGTATCTGAACACGAAGAAGATGCAGATTTACCATACATGGGTAGAATGATTACTAAGCATGGCTATGCATACTTCTACGAGTACGCTATCGTGGCGCTACCACTACCAAATGGTAAGCACTTTATAACAAGGATGGATTAGACAAATGAAAGAGTATAACTTCACACCAGAATTAGCTGTTCAAATTTGTGAGCAGCTAGTCATGGCTGATCTTGAGGAAGAGACAGCAGCATGGCAATACCTGATTGACACTGGTTTAGCGTGGCGTTTGCAAGGGTGGTTTGGACGTACAGCTAAACGACTAATTGACGATGGTTACTGTACATATACGGATAGAGCAGACGAGAGGAGACAAACATGAAATTTGAATGTGAAATAAACATGGACAATGATGCTTTTGTAGAGGCAAAACATTTTGAGCTATCTAATATACTTAAAAGAATAGCGAGAGATGTTGACGAGTTTGACTGTGTTGAACGAACCAAAGCAATATGGGATTACAACGGTAATAAAATAGGAACATGGAAACTTGTAGGAGATTAAAATGTTCGTTGATGTAATTGTAAAATACAAAGGTGAACCTGAGCGTAACACAGCTACGATAGGGCAGGATAGTACATACTTGCATAACATACAGCAAGACTTTCTTGACTATCCTGATCTAGAATACATACGACTAGAGTTATCAACTTATTGGAGGAACAAGAGGGATGAGCTACAGAGAAAAGGAGTTACTTAAGTCTGTCATTGTTTATGTTAATAGCTTAGACTTTAAAACCTTGAAAGCTTATGTCTTAAGTGACTTAACAGAAAAGTATGACAAGGCAGACTACGAAACAATAGATGCTTTTATTGCACTAGTAAGAGAGATGAAGGAGACTAGTAATGAGCAAGGGAATAGTAATTAGTCTATACGACTACACTGGTGAGGCACTCAAGCCTTGGGCCAAGAATGGTTACACTTGTTACGCATTTGATATTCAACATGAGGGTTGGACTATCGAAGGCTACGGTAACAAAAATGATGAACATGTAGGATCAATACACTACAGACATGCTGACTTACACGACAGAAAAACTTTGTTAGATATAGAGTTAGAGTTTAAGCTTAGTGAATTACAAGGTAACGACACCATACCTAATACAAAACGTGTAGTATTTGGCATGGCATTTCCTGTCTGTACAGACTTGGCTGTATCAGGTGCAGCACACTTCAAGCGTAAAGAGGAGGCAAATCCAGGATTCCAAGACAAAGCAGTGAAACATGCTGTGCGGTGTGCTAGGCTGTTCAATGAGTTAGGTATACCTTACTTCATAGAAAACCCAGTATCAGTACTTGCAACCAAGTGGCGTAAGCCTGACTACAGTTTTCATCCGTATGAGTATGGCGAGTACATACCTGACGATGAAGCAGAGCACCCACGATGGCCTGATCACATTGCACCCAAAGATGCATACACTAAGAAGACTTGTCTATGGACTAGCGAATCTTTCCGTATGCCTCACAGGTTACCAACGTGCAAGCCCAACGGCTACAGTGCACAACACCTAAAGCTAGGCGGTAAGTCTAAGCGTACCAAAGATATACGCAGCGCAACACCACGAGGGTTTGCTACGGCTGTGTATGAGTTCAACAGAGCATAGGAGGAAGACAATGACTGAACAAGAACTAGAAGACATAATGAATGAAGCATTTGGTAAAACCTTTTGGCGATACCTAGCATACATATGGTCAGGATTAGAGGAGGACTATTAAAATGGATGATACTCAAGAAACAACTAGAAGTGCTATAAACTACCTGATGGGTCACTCAGCACAAAATAATCATGATTATGGTGAGACATATGAATATGTTATCAACAGGAAAAAGGTAGTCTTACATAGTAAGGGTATGTTTACTCAAGACTTTAAAGAAGATGGCAGATTCCCTGCTTGCATTTCTCCAGACGAGTATCCAAATTATGTACCGCATTATTGGTATGATAGAATAGATTTATACGGTAAAGAACGCCCTAATTGGGATGAGGTTGCCTACTTTTGTGACATTCTAATTACTGATGTGGAGTATGATGCATTTGTTGTAAGGATAAATCACATCTATGGAGATACTTGTGAAACTTATATGCATAATTGTGTACAAACTATGTTTGATGGACACATAATGCTAAACATGGCTCATGCTGTACGCAATGCAGAAAGAATTTTATGTAAACTAGAAAAGCTACACAATAAAAAATTAAAAGTTACGGATAAGGACTATTAAAATGCGACTACAAGATTTATTTTTTAACAGACAGAAGATAGTTAACGTGGCACTTAGCTTCAAACAACTGGAAGTAGATGCTGTGTCTCCGTTTAACACTGAAGAGGAGAGACACCTAGCAGTAGATAAAATCTGTAAAGGCAATGCTATTATTAATCAACTAGAGGAGATACTGGAATGAACACGCCTTATAAAAAACAACAGTTTAAAGACATTGTTATATCAGCAGAAGACTTAGACTATCACACAATAGACACAATTGCTGATGTAATACAAGAACACATAATAGATATAGGTTTAGCAACATCTAAAACTTTGGTAGGTTTTAATTGGCGATTAGATGTGAGGGTAAGTACAAATAATGGAAGTTAAAACATATCATAAAAATGGTAAAGCTGTGCAGTTTCTAGGCTACAGTGACATCGATGCATCCAACGCAGCAAAAGTTGTCATGGGTGAGGTAGGAGATGTCGGATACTTCAAGCCACGGCTAGGCGCAGATGAAGGTATATACGATTGGGTATACGTCAAAGAAACAACGGATGAAGATTTACAGAGGGTGCTAGGCAAATGAGACTATACATGAATAAGCAAGGTGAATGGGTAGGCACACAAGCTGAGGCTAAGAAGATTGGTGCTAACATGGTAGATGTACCAACGGACAAGCCCAACCTACTCAAGTGGCTTAACACATTTACTGGAGCAATCGATGATGCAGCTAAGGAGGTTATAGATAACAAGCCAAATCCTGGAACCGTGGCAAGAAAACCACATAAGTATGATTTCTGGGACAATATTAGGGATGTTGCAGAAAACTGTAGCCTTACAGATTTTAATGTGGCATTAGCTGTATTCATGGATAGAGTACATGACATTGCAGATAAACAGAAGGAGACACAGCAATGAACTACAAGACAAAACAAGGTGCAATCGTATCAGATGATGGCTACACTACAGTATTAAAGAATGAAAGTTTAGGTTACGGATGGCAAGCTACATTGTGGAACAATAACCGACTCGTTCTTACACACGATGCCACTGGTGAAACAATAAGTTTACCACCAGAGTCCACTAGAACATTGATGGACATATGCGAAGAGATTATGCTAGGCATAAGAGAAGCCAAATTAAATGAAAAGGAGACAGACAATGGCTAAAACTACACAATATTCAAAGATAATTAACCACCTCAAAGCAACCAAAGGTTTGACACAACGTGAGGCATTGCTTGACTACAGCATACAATCATTCACTGCTCGTATCAGTGAGTTACGCAAGCTAGGTTATCGCATTGATGGTGTAAAGAGTTCACATCCAGTGACAGGCCAACGCTACACACGATATGTATTGATAGAGGATGCAGCGTAATGGTTTGGGCATTAGTATGGATGCAGTTATTAGTTAATTCTCAGTCTGTAAAGTACTATCACGTTGAGACTTACACTAGTTTGGAAGAGTGTGTTGCAGCAATGAGTGAGGCTGCTGTGTTAGTATCAAACAATAGCGAGACACTAGCATGTCTAGAGCTAAGAATAAATTAATTATTATGCAACGCAAAAAGAAATGGGTAGCGTATGACAAAGATGGATATGTCATTGTTATATGCAGTAACAAAAGAATTGTAGAAAGCTTCGTTAAGAAGAGGAGGAAGTAAAATGTTAGAAGACAAGACGTATAAAGTAAAAGTAGGTGAGCACAACGATGCAGTTATATTCGTATATGAAAGACATCGTAAGTGTTTAAACCCTGATGATAAGCCAGAGGATCACAGATGGAAACACTGGAAAGAAGTAGTAACAGTCATACCTGTGAACCATGACTTTGAGGACTACCAGGATACATCAGGTCAGTTCTACACTAACGTAAGAGCTACAGTGGATGCATTGGCAGAGCTATACTCTACAAGTCCTGACTACGAGATGGGTGTTGAATACGTTATGAATACCCATCAGTACATTAACGTGTAGAAGCAGCGTTCTAATGTTTAAGATACCTATACTGATGATCGTAGTTTATCTTCTAGCGTTTGTCTGGTTTGTATATGATACATACAAAGGTGAAGACGATGGAAGGAACCGAAGAAGATGACAACCGATGATGAAATTGACCCGAAAGATGATCCACATGATGATATTACCGACAGGCTTGCGGATTTACCTAAAACGGATAATGATAGCAATGAGCGTGCTGCTAAACGTAATGCTAGGAGGCCAAAACAATCAGACGTTCAGCGCAAGAAACCACCAGTGGCAAAAGGAGGGAAGGCTTAACATAGTTTATTTGATTGACATGCTGATTGGCAAAGGTCACTGCATGGAATCATGGGTATATTGGAAAGTGAGGAGAAAGTGATAGACATACCTAAGCATACATCGAAGTTGTCAGCTATTGTAGATTTCTATTTACACAGCGATAACTTTCGCAACTTAAGTGCTAAGTCACAGAAAGACTACGAGACACACTTGGATGTAATACTTAAGACTAATGTAGAGGGTAGGCTCTTAGGTAACTACACAGTACGCAGCATCAAAGCTAGACACACTAACCTGGCTTACGAGAAGTGGCTTGTATCTGGTGTACGCACAGCTAACTACCGCAAGGCTGTCTTGTCTACGGCATGGAAGTACAGCATGAGGTTAGACGTAATGGATAATGACCCAGTGCGTTTGATCAAGACGAAGAGCACTAAGCCACGCAAGGTCAAGTGGACTCGTGATCAAGTAGTGTCTTTTCTTGATACAGCATAC